CTCAGAGTTTTCCCCCCCGTCCGGCCGAGGCCGGCTGATGCCCGACGAGCTCGCCGCTGTCAAGGCGAAAAGGGCTGCTCGCGACCGCAGGCGGCCGACAACGGCCCAGCAGGGTTATGGGCGTCGACACCAGGCCGCCCGTGCCGGTCTCGAGCCGCTCGTGCTCGCCGGGAACGTGAAGTGTGCGCGGTGTGGTCTGCCGATCCGTCCGGGCGAGCCGTGGGATCTCGGCCATGACGATCATGACCGGTCGAAGTACTCGGGGCCGGAGCACCGGGCCTGCAACCGCGGCACCGCGTCTCGGCGCGGGTTGTGGGAGCCGGGCGTCGTCGAGCCGGAGCCGGAGCGCTCCGGCCTCGAGCAGTTGGATCCGCGGTGGCGGGTGCCGTGGCTGCGCGGGCTGCGGCGCCCGCCGGGGAACGCGACCTGGCCGCGGCTGATGACTGTCCCGCATCCCGCCGCGACGGGTTCGCTGGGGGCGGAGTTCGTCGCCTGGGCCGAAGCCCGCACCGGCCGCGAGCTCAGATGGTGGCAGCGGCTGGTCGCAACCAGGGCGCTCGAGGTCGACGACCAGGAGCGGCTCGTCTGGGAGACGGTCGTCCTGTCGATGGCCCGCCAGCTCGGGAAATCCTGGCTTTTGCGGGAGCTTCTGCTGTGGCGGATCCACCAGCACGAGCGGTTCGGGGAGCCGCAGGACGTGCTGCACACCGGGAAGGATCTGGCGGTCTGCAAGGAGGTGCAGCGGCCGGCACGGATCTGGGCCAAGGCCAGGCAGCACACCTACAAGGTGCGGGAGGTGAACGGGCAGGAGGAGATCGAGCTCTTGGATGACGGCTCCCGCTGGATGCTCCGGGCGAAAGAGGCGGTGTACGGGTACGCCGTCTCCTGCGGCGCCGCCGACGAGGCCTGGAAGGTCAGGGCGTCGTCGATCGACGAGGGATTGACGCCGACGATGACCGAACGGGAGCAGCCGCAGCTGTGGCTCGTGTCGACCGCGCACCGGCTCGCGACCAGCCTCATGTTGGGGCGCCGGCAGGCCGCCCTGGCCGAGCTGGAGACCGGCGACGGCGACCTGTTGATCGAGTGGTCGGCCCCACGCGGCTCCGAGTTGGACGACGTGAAGGCGTGGCGGCTCGCGTCGCCGCATTGGACGGTGCATCGGCAAAGGTTGATCGCGAAAAGGTTGGAGGCGATGCGGGCCGGGGAGATCGAGGATCCGGAGGAGCCGGATCCGGTCGAGTCGTTCCGGGCGCAGTGGCTGAACCAGTGGCCGACCAGGCGAGCGCTGACCGTCGGTGACACCGAGCAGCTCCTCCCGGCGGGTTTGTGGGCCGACCTCGAGGCCGAGGTGGACAGCGACCGCAGGCCGACGTGGGTCGCGGTCGAGGACGACTACGGCCGCGGCGCCGCCGTCGCCGTCGCCGCGAAGCTCGACGACGGCAGGCTCGACGTGGGCGGCTGGCTGCGCGACGACTGGGACACCGCCGTCGCCGACGCCCGCTGGCTGTCGGAAACCCGCAACGTGCGGGGCGTTTCCGTCGGCGCGTCGCTGCTGGACAGGGTACCGCCGGGGCTGCAGCGCGTCTCACCGGCCGGGTCGCGCGAGACCCGCACGGGACTGGCGTTGATCCGTGACCTGGCCGTCAACGGTCAGCTCGTCCACTTCGGCACCCAGGAGCTCGACGAGGCGCTCGGCCTGGCGAAGGTGAAGGAGGCCCCGACCGGGCTGTTCCTGGTCGCGCGCGGCCCGACGCACCTCGTCAGGGCTCTGGTGTGGGCGCTCGGCGCGGCGCAGCGGCCCGCCCGGGTGCCGGCGATCCGCTAGCCGGTAGTGATGTAGCAGGCCATCACGAGCCCGCCACGGTTGACCCAGATCGGGTCGCTGTCGGGCCAGACGACCTTCCACGCCTTGATGCCCTTGCAGCGGCTCTTCGCCGTCCGCGGGTGCACCTGCTCGAGCTTCAGCCGCAGCTTCGCGGCCTGCTTCGGGCTGGTTCCGTTGAACGCGATCGCGAGCGAGATGACACCGTCGGCGGCCTTCTCGACGGCCTGGCCGCGGGTGATGCCGGCGTACCGGTCGGCCGCCTGGGCGCTGGTTGCCGCGGCACCGACGAGCGCGGCGAAGGCGGCGAGCACGAGCACGAGTCTGATCATGGCGGGCAAGGTAGACGGTGCGGGTAGCCGCGCGGTATGGATCCGGTCTGGAAAGATCACCCGCCCGGTTATGTGCATGACCATTATGCGAGGCGTATGATCGGGTGGTGCGCGGGTTGTTCACGCGTTCGATCCAGCCGCCCGGCGATATCACCCCGAACGACACGATGCCGCCGGAGAGCGACCCGAACACGGTCGGGCCGCCGAACGTGAACCCCGGCGACCCCAACGGCGTCGTCATTGACACGTCCGGCACCAGCGGGCCGCCGCCGCTCCAGGTGTTGCCGTCCGCGTGGTCTGGGTGGCCCGCGTCGTGGTGGCCGCCGGCGTGGGGCAACAGCCAGTTCTCGCGGCTGACCGATACCGCCTGGTTCTGCGTCGACCTGAACGCGTCGCTGCTCGCAACGATGCCGCCGTACCTCGTCAACGCCGCCGACAGCCTCGACGCGGAATGGCTTCGCAACCCCGACCCGGACGTCTACTCGAGCTGGGAGGAGTTCGCGAAACAGCTCTTCTGGGACTACCAGCTCGGCGAGGTGTTCGTCCTCGCGACCGCCCGCTACGCAGACGGCAGGCCGGCGCGGTTCCATGTCGTCTCACCCTGGTTCGTCGAGATCGACATCGTGAACGGACTGCGGCGGTACAAGATCGGGAACACGGTGGTGAGCAGCGGCCCCGGCGGCGACCTGATGCATTTGCGTTACTCGTCCCGTGTGGATGATGCGCACGGGCACGGCCCGCTCGAGGCCGGCGCAGGCCGCCTCATCGCCGCCGACATGCTGTCCCGGTACGCGTCGACGGTCGCCTCGAACGGTGGTATCCCGTCGTCGATCCTGAAACATCCGGAGGAGCTGACCGCCGACCAGTCCGCCGCGCTGCAGGCGCAATGGGTGCAGGCCCGCATGTCGTCGATCGGGATGCCCGCGGTTCTGTCCGGCGGTGTCGAGTGGGAAGCGACCCAGATCAACCCGAAGGACATGGCCCTCGTCGAGCTGGCGCAGTGGAACGAGTCGAGGATCGCGCTGCTGTTCGGGGTGCCGCCGTTCCTCGCCGGGCTCCCGTCCGGCGGCGACTCGATGACCTACTCGAACGTCACGTCGCTGTTCGACTATCACTGGCGCGCCGGACTCAGGCCGAAAGCCCAGACCGTGATGGCAGGGCTGTCGGAGTGGGCGCTGCCCAGGAACACGATCGTCGAGGTGAACCGCGACGCGTACATCCGGCCGGAGCCGTACCAGCGCGCGCAGACCGCGGAGATCCTGAACCGGATCCGCGACGAGCAAGGCAACCCGGCCCTCAGCGTGAGCGAGATCAGGGCGGCCGAACGGCTCGACGACGTGATCCCAGACATCGGAAGCGGGGTGCTCAAGTGACAGACCAGCCGGCGGGCGAGCTCCGCTACCGGGCCGCCCAACAGATCGGCGTGTCGTTCCCGAAGCGGATGATCGAGCTGATCGTGATGCCGTACGAGACCGAAGCGCTCGTCAACTGGGACGGCCGCATGGTCACCGAGATCATTTCGAAGGGTGCGTTCGACGGGATCGAACGCCGCGCGAACCGGATTCGCGTCAACCGCGACCACCAGGTCGAACGCACCGTCGGCCGCGCGATCGCGCTGCACCCGTCCCGGGAGGAAGGGCTGGTCGCGGAAGTGCGGATCGCGCAGACCAGCCTCGGTGACGAGACGCTGGCATTGGCGGACGAGGAGATCCTCGACGCGTCCGCGGGCTATCTGCCGATCATGCCCGGCGGCGAGACGTGGGAGAGCCGCAGCCGTGTCCGGGTGACGAAGGCGTGGCTCGGCCACATCGCGCTCACCCCTGACCCGGCGTACGACACCGCCCGCGTGCTCGCAGTACGCAACAGCGCAACACCGCCCGCCGAGCGGGTGGCGACGCCGTTGCTGGACGAGGTGCGGGCGTGGCGCCTGTCCGAGGCGTATACTCGGCTGCAGCGCTGAACTACCAGCCGTTGTAGACCACTGGGTGGGCCGGCTGTTGCGGGGGACGCGCCAAACGCTAGCTAGCAAGCCATAGCCCTTTGCGTTTGGAAGGAGTCCCCGCTCCCATGAACAACACCGATCAGCTCGCGACCCGCTACGCGGCGGAGATCGAGGAGAAACAGGCATTTATCGACGGGATCGTCGAGGCCGCCGAGAAGGACGGCCGCGACCTGTCCGCCCAGGAGATGGAGCTCGTCACCCGGTCGCGCGACCGGATGAGCGAGCTCGCACCGCAGCTCGAGACGCTCAAGGAGACCCGCCGGATCGCGCTCGACTCGCGCCGGCAGCTCGAGGATGTCGGGAAGCTGTTCGGCAACGGCGACAGCAAGCCCGTCGAGGTGCAGTTCCGCTCGGTCGGCGAGTACGTGCTCGAGCGCTGGAAGGCCGGCATCGGCTCCCGCGAGGCGACCGAGCGGCTCGACCTGTTCCACCGCGCCGCGGCGCACCAGCTCACGAGCGACAACCCGGGGTTGCTGCCGGAGCAGATCCTCGGGCCGATCATCAGCTTCGTCGACGCCGTCCGGCCGCTCGTCACCGCGCTCGGGCCGCGCCAGCTCCCGTCCGGCTCCTGGGCCAGGCCCAGGATCACGCAGCACACCGACGTCGCCGAGCAGACCGCCGAGAAGACCGAGCTCGTCAGCCGCAAGATGACGATCGGGAAGGTGCCGGTGACCGCCACGACGTACGGCGGCTACGTGAACGTGTCCCGCCAGAACATCGACTGGTCGCAGCCCGGGATCATGGACATCGTGATCAACGACCTCGCGGCGCAGTACGCGCTCGAGACCGAGCTCGCGACCGGAACCGACCTGACCGCGGCCGCCACGTCCGGCCCGTCGATCCCCGCCGCGCCGACCGCGGCCGACGTCGCCGCGGCGGTCTGGGCCGCAGCCGGCCAGGTCTACACCGCCACCAAGGGGCAGGGCCGGCTGATCCTCGCCTGCTCACCGGACATGCTCGGCCTGATCGGGCCGCTGTTCGCCCCCGTCAACCCGCAGAACGCCCAGTCGACCGGGTTCACGGCCGGGACGTTCGGGCAGGGCGCCCTCGGCGCGATCTCCGGGATCACCGTCGTCGTGTCCGCCGGCCTCGCCACCGGGACGATCCTCGTCCTGTCCACCGCCGCGGCCGAGGTGTACGAAGACCGGATCGGCGCGTTGCAGGTCGTCGAGCCCTCCGTGCTCGGCGTCCAGGTCGCCTACGCCGGCTACTTCGCCGACATCGTGCTCGAGCCGACCGGCGTCGTGAAGGTCGTCCAGGCAGGCCCGTAATGGGTGAGCTCCTGGACAACCCGAACCAGCAGGTCGTCCGGCCGGACGGCTCCGGGCCTGCCGACCAGGGCGCAGGCGGCAGCGGCGGGGATGCCGCTGCCGCCACCACCGCGGCCGAACCCACAGGGCTCGACGCGCTGACGAAGGAGGAGCTGCTCGCCAAAGCGGTCGAGCTCGGCGTGTCCCCGGCGAACGCGGGGATGACGAAGGACGAGCTGAAGGCCGGGATCGAGCAGGCCGAACGACGCTGATGAGCTACGCGACCACCGACGAGCTGCTCGCCGCTGTCGGCAAGCCGGTGAACGCGGAGAACACCGCCCGCGCCCAGCTCTGCGTCGACGCGTCGACGCAGGAGATCGACGACGCCGTCGACCGGAAAGAGCCGATCCCGGCCGGCGACGCACTGGCGAACCGGGTCTGTCTGCTGCGGGGCGTCGAATGGTGGAAAGCCAACGACGCCGCCTGGGGCGTGATCGGGTTCGACGAGATCGGCGCCCTCCGTCTGCCGAAGAGCACGTTTGCCAGGCACGCGGTCACCCTGACCCCGCTGAAACAGCAATGGGGCGTCGCCTAGTGGCGGTCACGACGGGTGTGCTGGCATTGACCGGGGTAAGGGAGCGGGCCGCAGCCGCTCTGGCCCCGGTCGACCCGACGGATCCTGCGGTGTTCGTCGAGTACGTCGACGCGCTCGACCCGCCCGCGCTGATGATCGGCTGGGACGACCCCTGGCTCGAGGCCGGGTTCGGCGGCCGCCCCGTGTTCGGCCCCTGCGAATGGGAAGCGAGGCTCGCGATCATCTGCGTCGCCGCCCGTGTCGAGCCCGGCCCCGGGATCCAGACGCTCGAGGAGCTGGTCGCGTACACGATCAACCGCCTCCGGGCGGACGACTACCCGTGGCCGGTCGCGACCGTGCAGGCGCCGCGCCAGTTCACGATCGGAAACATTCCGCTGCTCGGCGCGAGGGTCGGCTACCGCGTGCCGGTCACCGTCTAGAAGGGAGAACCGATGGCTACCCCGCCGCCCGAGCCGATGCCGCTGATCCTCACCGACGCGTCGCTGAAGATCTCGACCGACGGCACCACCGCCGGCCTGACCGAGCTCGCCTGTCTCGCCAACCACGTCGAGCTCAGCCCGGACGTGAACATCACCACCGTCGACACGTTCTGCGGCAGCCGCGACTACCCGGGAACGGTGAAGTGGTCGCTGCTCGCGACGATCTTCCAGTCGTTCGACCCCGACGCCACCGAGGAAGTCCTGTCCGCCGCCGTGGCGGCGGGGCCGCCGTGCCCGTTCGAGATCGTCGGGTACAAGTCGCAGCCCGTCGGGCCAACCAACCCGTCCTGGTCAGGAAACCTGATCCCGCAGCCCTACTCGCCGATCAACGGCGACGCCGGCGACGTCTCCAACGTCGAGCTTGAATGGTCATTGGACGGGGAGCCGGTCAAGTCGACGACCCCGGGGCCGTAGCCCTGGCCGGTGCGCCGGCTGGTCAGGGCGTTGACTACGGCACCTGGACGGTCGCGCAGCTCCAGGACGAGCTGACCGCGCGCGGCCTCCCCACAGACGGGCTGAAAGCCGACCTGGTGCAGCGGCTGACCGACGACGACGCCGCCAAGGCGGCCGCCGGTGGCTGACGCCGCGGTTTCGGTCAAGGTGCGGGGCGTCGACGAGCTCGAGGCCGCCTTGCCACGGTTCGGCGACGAGGTGATGACCGGCGCGGCGGCCGCGGGCAGGATGGCTGCCGAGCACACCGCCGACCTGACCCGCTCCCGCGTGCCGCGGCGCACCGGCCGACTCGCGGGCAGCGTGGCCGTGGCCGCCCGCAAGGGCAAGCGGCAACGGGCGCTGATCGGCCGCCGGATCCCTCCGTATGCGGGCTGGCTCGAGTTCGGCGGCACCCGCGGCCGCCCCTACATGCCCGGCGGCCGCTGGCTGTGGCCGTCCGCGCAGTCCGAGGAGGGCCTGTACGTCCGCGAGGCGACCCACGAGACCACGAAAACGATCAGGGGGTTCAGATGGCCGAGACCGTGACCGAGATCCGCCCGCCCGCCCTGCCGGACAGGGTCGCGCTGTCGCCGAACATGAGCCTGACCCCGAACGAAATGCGGGTGTTGAAGGACAAGACGGGACGGAACCTGAACGAGCTGCTGGGCGGCGACGTCGAGGACATGGACGAGGCGCCCGACCGGATCCAGTCGCTGATCTGGGTGCAACTGAGACGGGACGGCTACGACGTGACGTGGGAGCAGGCCGGCGACGTGCTGCCGGACTTCCGGGAGCCCGATGCCGACCCTACGAGCGGCGGGTCGTCGAGCAGCTCATCCACTTCTGCCGCTTCTGGACAATGACGCCGCGCCAGGTCGACGAGCTGACCCCGCTCGAGTACGAGACCATGCTCCGCTACGCCGTCCGCGAGCAGCGGGAGGCGAGACGGGCCGCCAGGGCGGCGCAAAGGCGGCGCAGGTAGGTGGCGAACCCGACCGTCGTCGTTGATTTCGTCGCCAACACGCGGCAGCTCCAGAAAGGCATCAGCTCCGCGGGGAAGTCGACGTCGGGGTTCGGCTCGAAGCTGAAATCGCTTGCGCGGACGGGGGCGTTCGCGGCCGGCGCGGCCGGTGTCGGCGCGATCGCCGCCACGCTGAAGATCGGGATCGGCGAGTGGTCGGAATCGACCAAGGTCGCCGCCCAGACCGAAGCCGTCCTCAAGTCCACTGGCAAGACGGCTGGCGTGACCGCCACCCAGGTCTCGGATCTGGCCGAGTCGATCATGAAGAAGTCCGGGATCGACGACGAGGCGGTCGCCTCAGGCGAGAACCTGCTGCTCACGTTCACCGACATCCGTAACGAGGTCGGCAAGGGCAACGACATCTTCAACCAGGCCACCCAGACGATGGCCGACATGTCGACCGCCCTGGGCCAGGACATGAAAACCAGCGCGATCCAATTGGGGAAGGCGCTGAACAACCCGACCAAGGGCGTCACCGCACTGTCACGGGTCGGCGTGTCGTTCACGAAGGCGCAGAAGGATCAGATCAAAGCGCTGCAGGACTCCGGGAAGACGATGGAAGCGCAGAAGATCATCCTCAAGGAGCTGAACAAGGAATTCGGCGGCAGCGCCGAGGCCGCCGGGAAAACGCTGCCGGGCCAGCTGAAGATCGTGCGCGAGGAGTTCAACAACTTCGCCGGGATGCTGGTCGGGAAAATGGTGCCGGTTTTGCAGACCGCGATCGCCTGGCTCAGGGATCACTGGCCGGAGATCTCGAAGGCGTTGAAGAACATGTGGAACGTCGTCCGTCCCTTGCTCGACGCGCTGATCGATCTCGTGATCCAGGTCGTTGACACGATCCGCGACCACTGGGGCACGATCGGCCCGATCGTGATGGGCGTCGCCCGCATCCTCGAGGCGGCCGTCAAGATCATCGCCGCCGCGCTCCGCCTCATCACCGCCCTGCTCAGGGGCGACTGGTCGGCGGCGTGGGATCAGGCGAAGGTGATCGTCGAGCAGGCCGCCAACCTGATCAAGGCGATCGTCCAGACCTTGTTCAACATCGTCAAGGCGATCTTCTCGGCGGAGCTCGCGGCGGTGAAAGCGATCGCCACCGCGGGCTGGAACCAGATCAAGGCCGTGATCACCGGCGCGGTGGATTCCGTCGTTGATTTCGTCCGCAACAACTGGAAGCTGCTGACCGCGATCCTGACCGGCCCGTTCGGCGCCGCGGCGATCGCGATCGCCACCCACTGGGACAAGATCGAGAACGGCGCCCGTACCGCCGTCAACACCGTCCGCAGCGTGCTCGCAGGATTGGGCGGCGCCGTGAACGCCGCCGTCTCCGCGGTGTCGTCGGCGGCGCAGGCGGTCGCGAACGCGCTCGAGAAGCCGATCGTGGCCGCTGTGAACGCGATCAAGGCCGCCGCCGGCGGCATCGCCGGCGCGTTCACCGCAGCATTGGGCGGCCTCAAGAGCGCCGTCGAGGGTGCCGTGAACGCGATCAAGCAGCCGATCAACGCGCTGATCCGCGGCTGGAACAGCATCCAGTTCACGATCCCGACGATCCACATCCCGTCGGTCAAGGTGGCCGGGCACAAGATCGGCGGCGGCAGCTTCGGCGGCCAGTCGTTCGGGGTGCCGCGGATCCCGGAGCTCGCCACCGGCGGCGTGATCAGCCAGCCCACGCTGGCGATGGTCGGGGAAGGCGCCGGCCGCGAGATCGTCGCGCCCGAATCGTTGCTGCGGCAGATCCTGGCGGAGCAGCGGCCCGAGGTCAGGGTGTTCATCGGCGACCAGGAGCTCAGGGGTCTTGTCCGTTACGAGGTCAGGAGCCAGGACAACCGCACCGCCCAGACCCTCCTCGCCGGGGCCGTCTAGCCGATGGCTGTGGCGCTGGCAGCGACGGTCGACCCGGCCCGGCTCGACGTGCGGCTCGAGGTCACCGGGATCCCGGCCGGCGCCGACACGTACACGATCAGCCGCCGCTCACCCTCGGGAAACGAGGCCGCCGTCCGCGGCGCCTTCAACGCGGCCGTCTCAGGGACGTCCGCGATCGCCCGTGACTGGGAGGCGCCGTTCGACGTCGAGCTCGTCTACACCGTCACCGCCTACGACGGGACGACCGTGCTGGAGACCGCGACCGCGACGGTGACCGTCGCCTACGGGCAGTGCGCCGCCTGGCTCGTCGACCTCGCCCGGCCCACCAACTCGCTTGCCGTGGTGATCCAGGATATGCACGAGCTGCAGTTCGACCTCGCCAACGGTGTCCACCGGATCCTGAACCGGCGCGCGCCGGTGATGACGATGCTGCCGGCGTGGACGCCGTCGGCGGAGCTGGCGGTCTTGACGGACACGCTGGCGCAGCGCGACCAGGTCAGAGCCTTGTGGGGCGCCGGCTACCCGTTCCTGTTGCGCACCACCCCCGACCTGGGGATCGGGAACATGTACCTCGGCCTGACCGGTTTCGTCGAGGAAAGGATCCTGGCCGACGGGCGCGCCCCCGAACGCCGGATGCGCGCGGCGGTGATCCAAGTCGAACGCCCCGACCCGGGGCTGTTCGTCCCGACCGCGCCGAACACCTACCAGCACGTCAAAGACACCTGGGCGACCTACGCCGACATGCTGGCGGCGGTCGGCACCTACGACCAGCTCGCCTACATCTTCCCCGGCGGCGATGCCAGCCCCGTCATCCCCTGGCTCCCCGACGACATCTGATGCTGGCCGTCTCCGACCGGTTCCTGGCGTCGCTGCGCGAATCGCACACCGTGTCGGTCGCTGCGCGTGTCTACCGCCCGTCGGATCTCGCGACGCCGGTCGAGGTGCCGGTCGTCGGCGGCGACGTCACCTGTGACCGTGACGCGCGCGTCCGCCGCCAGGCATCGCTGCAGGTGGCGTTCGCGCTCGGGGAGCCGTTCACGACCGAGACGGTGCGCGAGCTGCCGTTCGGCGGCCAGGCCGTCATCGAGAGAGGAATCAGGTACGCCGACGGCACGGTCGAGCGTGTCCAGCTCGGCCGTTTCCGCGTCGAGTCTGTGGCCTGGAACGAGCTGCAAGGCGAAGCCACCCTCACCTTGGCCGACCGGTTCGCGCAGGTGCAGGACGAGCCGTTCACCGCCCCGTTCGCGCCGGCCGGGATGAAACCCTCGGATGCGGCCGTCGCCGCCGTCCAGGAGGTGTTCGGCACGTCGATCGCCTACCACGTCCTCACCGACCCCGCCAGCGAGCCGACATTGGCCGACGTGGTCTATGAGGAGGACAGGGCGGCCGCGGTCACCGATCTGGCCGCGGCCGCGTCGGCGGTCGCGCTGTTCGACGAGCAAGGCGACTTCGTGATCCGGCCGCGCGGCGGGACGCCGCCGGTGGCGTGGGTGATCGACGCCGGCAGCCGCGGCACCCTCGTCTCGGCCGCGGAGACGCTCGACCGTTCCAATGTGCGAAACGGCGTGCTCGTCAAGGGCCAGGCCAGCGCGGAGCTGCCGCCGATCGTGTCGCTGGCGATCAACGACGACCCCGCCAGTCCGACGCGGTGGGGCGGCCCGTTCGGCAAGGTCGCGATGGTCTCGAGCTCGACCGCCGTCGGCAGCCAGGCCGCTGCCGACGCTGCCGCCGCCTCGCTGCTCAACCTCAGGCTGGGGCTGGCGCGCACCGTCATGCTGCAGTCGGTGCCGAACCCGGCGCTGGAGCCGGACGACCGGATCGAGGCCAGATTCACGGATGGCCGCGTCGAGACGCTGACCGTCAACGCGACCCGGATCGGCCTCGACGCATCAGGGGCGCTCGAGATCACCGTCACCAGCCAGTACCTGCCCGACCTCGCTAGCGGCCACTTCCGGTTCTTCTCCGGCGTCGCCGCCTGGCAGCAGCTCGAGGACGCCACCCTGTGAGCGGCGTCCCGTTCACCCGCACGCTTCCCTACGTGCTCAGGGAGAAGCTGAACCGCACCTGGGTACGCCTGGTGATCGGCGAGGTGATCGCGGTGCCCGGCCCGAACCATGTCGAGATCGACCAGAACGGCGCCACCGTCACCGTCGCCCGCGTCTCGAGCTACACGCCGACGGTCGGCGAGCCCGCCTACTGTCTCGGCGCCGACACGCTGATCCTCGCTCTGGGGGCCGTCGGCGGCGCGACCGGCACCGGCGAGCCGGGCCCGCCCGGCCCTGAAGGGCCGGTCGGCCCGGCCGGGCCGACCGGCGCCACCGGCCCGACCGGCCCCGAAGGCCCCGCCGGGCCGACCGGCGCCACCGGCCCGCAAGGCCCTGCCGGCGCGACCGGCCCCGCCGGCCCCGCCACCTTCCTCTCGGGTGCGGGCGCACCGACCGCCGGTGTCGGCGTCGACGGCGCCTATTACCTCGACACCACCACCCTGCGGCTGTACGGCCCGAAGGCCGCCGGCGCCTGGCCCGCGACCGCGCTCGGCCGCGTGATGCCGTTGTCACCGACATACGCCCAAGTGAAAGCGGGGTAACCGATGCCGACCACACCAACCCTGTTGTTGCCCTACCCGGCCCCGTCCGACCCGGCCGACGTGCCGGCCGACATGGGCAGCCTCGCCAACCGGATCGAGGCCGTCCGTGGCGCCAACAATGGGCTTGCCTCGCTGGACAGCGGCGGCAAGGTTCCGTCCGCGCAGCTGCCGGCCGCCTACACCCACTATGCCGCGAAACGCCGCGGCGCCGCCGGTGTCCCTGTCCCGACCGGCACCCTCACCTATGTTGCGCTCGCGACCGTTGATTTCGACAGCACCGGCACCGGCATGACCGGCGGCTCCACGTCGAGGATCACGATTCCCGCCACCGCCTACTGGGCCGCCCGCGCGCACGTGTTCTTCGCCTCCAGCGCGGTCGGCTACCGCGAGGTGTACATCGCCCGCAACCGCACCGCGTTCATGGCCTACAACGCGATGCTGCCGACGGTCGGCGCCAACAATGCGCCGCACATGATTACGTCCGTGCAGGCGATGTTCCTGAACGCCGGCGACTATCTCGAGGTCGCCGTGTTCCACAACGCCGGCGCCGACGTCAACATCTCGACCGACCAGCTCTACTCCGGCTTCGAGGTCGTCCGTGTTGCCTGAGCCTGGAAGCTGGTCGTTACTGTGGTCTTGTGCGGCCGCCACCAGCGGGCGCATCGAACCTCGTAGGTGCCTTCCCGCCACGCGGCCGCGTACGGCACCAGCAGCGGCCGCCCGCAGTAGGCGCAACGCATCGAGGGTACGGGTCTAGCGCCATGTCGGTGTGCGGTTTTCTGCACGGGCGGGGAGCGTAACTGTTTGCGATGAGCGACTGGTGGGAGAAGGCGAACCCGGGCGGCCCGATGGTCGGGCCGCCGTTCACGCGGCCGCTCTACCCGCCGGACGCGGCCCGCAAGGGCAAGCAGCCGTCACCGGACGGCGACGACGTGACCGCGATCAAACGCGCCGTGAGCAGGTCGGGGCACTGGCCGTGGCAGAACTTCGACGATCAGTTCAGCGACGGGTTCGCGCACGGCCGCTCTGGCAACGTGGCCGACAACGGCCTCGCCGGGCTACAGCGCCAGAACGGGATCGACGCGACCGGCTGGATGGGCGAACAGACCTACAATCTGATCCGGTCGGCCCGCATCCCGGCCGGGTTGCCGCACGCCGGCGAGCCTGTCCTCGACCAGACCGCGATCGACCTGCTCGAGGCCTACCGGCAGGAGTACGCCGGCGGCGACACGCTGCGCGAGCTCGCATTGGCGACGGCGGCGGCGCAGCTCGGCTACGTGGAGTCGCCGCCGGGCACGAACGGGAACATGTTCGGCGCCTGGTACGGGATGAACTACGAGCCCTGGTGCGCGATGTTCGTCAGCTGGTGCTTCGAGACGAGCGGCGGCTCGCCGTCGTTCGCGAAGGGGAAGAGCTACAGCTACGTGCCCTATGTCGTCCAGGACGCGCGCGCGGGCCGCAACGGGCTCGCCACCACCACCAGCCCGATCCCGGGCGATCTCGTCTGCTACGACTGGCAGCGCGACGGCGTCCCAGACCACATCGGCCTGTTCGAGTCCGGCACCTCGTTCAGTTGGAAGGCGATCGAAGGGAATACGTCCACGTCGAACGACTCGAACGGGGGCCAGGTGATGCGCCGCACACGTTCCGCGTCGGACGCGAACGTCACGTTCGTGCGGGTCAGGGAACCGTAGAGGTGTGGACGGCGAGGCGTTGGCCGCGATCCTGTCCGCGATCGGCGGGATCATCACCGCCTACGCGGGCCTGAAGGCCGCCACCCGCCGCTCCGACGCGGAGATCAGCCAAGCCGTTCACGACGCGCTAGAACAAGAGCACCAACGGGAGGCGAAAGCATGAGAGTCCCTGTCCCGCAGATCCTCGTCGCCGCCGGGCTCGCGCTCACCGGGTCGGCCGGCTACTTCGCCGCCAACGCGGGCGGGCAGGCCGCCCCGACCCGCACCGTCACCGTCGACGTCACCGGCACCGGCGAGCAGGGCCCGCCGGGCCCGCCGGGGCCGCCGGGGCCGAAGGGCGAACCGGGCCCGGCCGGCGAGTTCGCCTGCATCGCCGGCTACAGCCCGGGGGTGCTGGTGATCAACCACCCGGGCGGCCACGTGCGTGTCTACACCTGCATCGAGAACGGCTAGCCGGGCTCGTCGAGCGCCTCCTTCAAGAGCTCGTAGACGCGCGAGGGCGACAGGCCGGCGTACGGCGCGATGTCGCGCACGGATTCGCCCGACGCGTGGGCCTGCAGGATGGCGTCGCGGAGCGCTTGCCGTGCCTTTTCGAGCTGCTGCGCTCGTGTCTGCACGCGGCGTAGGTCACGCTGGGCCATCCCCGGCAACTCTCGCCACCCAACACCGGTCTTGCTCGGCTGTGCGGTTTCCCGAACACGGTCAGTGGGTCGCAAAGCATGAAAATGCCGGAAACAGCGCCGGATTTCTCCTGCGCACTGTTAGGTCAAAATGCAACAAGTGAACAACGGGTGAAACACCATGCGGCAACGCGGGCGGGGAAAGGCTGCGGACACCTGGCGTGAGGTTCTGCAATAACGCGAGGGGTGACTGCGATGACGCATCTAGACCCGCTCGAGCTGCTGACGATCGCGCAGGTCG